ACAAGCCCTCTGCCCATTTTGTTTCACCGCCATTGGTGATGTAGATTTTATATAGGGTATTATAGGTGAAAAATTTCTTTGCCTGTTCCCTTACAACATCTGCATTTCTCCAATTGATATTACATATTTTGATTGTACGATTAAGGCTGTCTAATCTTATGTTTTCGATTGTGCCACCATCTCTTGCATAATCCGAGGTTATGGTGGTTTTGCCCTCAAACGAGGCAAAACCATCTAATCCTTTTTTCTGCAATCGCCAATCATATCCCTGCCCAACTTTTAATTCATCACCGTCGGGCTTAACAAATTTAATAACCAAAGCCTACACCCCCTATTAGCCCGTATTGTGCCTCCTCACGAATAACCCTTGCTAAATTATCCGCTGTGTCTACAGGCTGATTAATATTGATGTTATACACGTTACCGCCGCTTGTATTACCTGCTGATGTACCGTTAACGTCAATGTCATAAGGTCTTACAATTGCATTTTCAAAATCAAACGCATTAGCTACAGTATCAACTAATCTGCCCTTGTTATCGTTAACGCCTTTGATAAATAAATCCATCATATCGGGCGCATAAGTGTGGAAATTCGATAAAGGCCCCAATTTTGGTTCTGAGAATCCTAAATAATCACGGATTGATTGTGCAATATTAGAAACAGTTTGTTTCAACTCGTTCCATTTTGCTAATACTCCATCAATAAAATTCTGTATTAGGTCTTTACCCCATTGTTTAGCATTAGCGACCTTTTCTTTAAATCCGTTGTATACGTTATCCACCAACTGTTTTCCGCTTTTAACTAACTGTGCCGCACCTTTGGCGAACGCATTGAGCAAGCCTACAATAATAATAGGCACTTGCGCCAAAAGTTCGGGAACGGCCTTTAACAAGCCTACGACAAGGTTTAGGAACAATTCCCACGCCGCCTCACTTACTTGTGGTGCCAAAGTTAACAGTGTAGTCGCTACATTCTCTATTATCTGTGGTATTGACTCAATAAGTATTGGTAACGCCTGTATTAATCCCATAGCGATAGCCGCCATTATCTGAACTGCCGCCATTACTAATGGTACCAACGTGTCGGGCTGTGTTAACATTTCCACTAAACCTGTTATCATTTCTGTTATTGCAGGTATTAAACGTGGCAATGCCTCTACCAATCCTTTTGCTAAAGCCAAAACCAAATCTAAGCCTAATTTAATGATAACGGGTAGCAAATCTATAATAGCATCTACAATGGTGTTAATAATCTTTGGTGCTTGCTGTACCAACACATCTAATATTGCAGGTAGCGCATCCACAAGTCCATTAAATAGTGATATGCCCGTATCTATAAGCATCGGTAACACATCATTAACTAATGATGGTAATTCATCTGAAATAATTGGCGCTATTTCCTGTACCAAACTTGCAACGCCTGTTAGTGCCTGCTTAACAGCAGGTACTAGATTGCTAGCGGCGGTTTTAGCTGAATCGACAAGGTTATCTATTAATACTGAAATATCTGCATCGGGATTAGTTATTCCTGCCACAAGGTTTTCCCACGCACTTTTTGTCATTGCTAGGGAACCCGAAATAGTTGTACTTGCCTCTTTAGCCGTTGTACCTGTGATGCCCATTTCGGTTTGTACAACATGGATTGCATCTACAATATCTGCATAACTACTAATATCGTACTTAATACCGCTTATTTTGCTTGCATCATCTAAAAGACGCATCATTTCATCCCTTGTTCCGCCATAGCCTAATTTCAAGTTGTCGAGCATAGTATAATTTTGCTTAGTGAAACCTGCATAGGCATTTTGAATTGCCTCCATAGATGTACCCATCTTGTTTGCGTTGTCGGACATATCCGTTATAGCTTTATCCGCTTTATCTGCGGCCGCCCATGTATCTCCGCCTAATGATTGCTTTAAAGCCGCCGCCATGCTTGTTACGGTTTCCATATACTCATTTGCTGAAAGACCTGCATTTTTATATGCGTTGTCTGCATAAGCAAGCACCTCTGATTGTGCCTCCTGCATCATAGTGTATTCTTCTCTAACCTCATTAACGGTTTTACCTACAGATTGTGCGTATTCTTCAAGGCTTTTACCGCCTGTACCAAATAGGGTTTCTACACCACCTACAAGCTGTTCATAGTCTGCGTACGCATCGACAGATGACTTTACAAGTCCGCCAATCGCCGTTGTGGTTGCCACAATACCTGCCGCCGCTATTTTAGCTGATGCTCCTAACACACCACTGATTGCACCGCCTGTTTTAGATGCCATGCTTTCGGAATCCCTTAAACCTTGCTCATAATTGCTTTTATCAAGTTGCAATTTTGCTGAAAGTGTGAATAAATCCACTATTTATCCCTCCTTTCCTAAATTATTTATTCTAGTCTTAATGTCTAGTATTATTTCATCGCCTGTTCGTGTTTCTACAGGCTTATCGAGATTGCTAACGGCTTCGATATATCTTTGGCCGTTCAATTGTCCAATCGCTTTTAAACTATCCGTAACGTAAACACGGTACATTAAATCCTTAACCTCTTTCTTATAGGTGGATGTAATGTACCGTACGAATGCTTTTACATTATTTCTGTTTCCTCTGTATTCCCCATAACAGCGCCAAAAGATACATTCGAAATCATCTGATGCTGTGAGCGAAAAAGGCTCATTAATTCTTCGTTATTCTGTACCTCATTAATCAGATTAACCAACATGATTGGCAATTCAAGTAACGATGGGTTAAACGTTTCGGGATTTTCACCGTGCATAACGGCTAAAATCTCTAATATTTCCTTTTTCTTTCTTTTCATGATTTTTGTTGCGATTGTTAATGTAGATGGTCTTGGAGTCATGCTCATTAACTTTCTGATTTCGTCATCCGCCATTATAGCGGTTATAGGGTCGAGCATATCTGCGATTGCATCAATAGCATCTACGCCCTTAATTTCAGATAATTTCATATTGTATCTCCTTTACAAATCATTTTTACACGCCTGTAGTGTTTGCAGGTGTTTCATCGCCATCAATCGAATAGAAATCCATTGGCACTTCATTCTGCTTTGCGATTGATACGTGGCCTGTTAATCCTAATCCGATTGTACCCTTACCGTTCTTTGTGGTCTGCAATGAAAAACCATCGGTTGAAAGTGCGTTTTTAAGCTGTACGGCTACAAAACCACCGTTGGCCTTATCGCCTACCCACCAAATATCCTTGAAATCTTTGTTCTTATCTAAGAACATACGAGGAACAATCCTTGATGGATTCTCACTGTCAATGTCTGCGGCACCTAAAGCTAATCTAATAGACTTTGGTGATGTGCCGAGGCAGGTTGTAGTCATCTTACAATCCCAACCGTCAAGATGCTTACCCTCTAGCACGTTGTTAGGGGCGTTATCTACATCCTCAAAGAAATCTGAATATGTTGCAACACAAGTTGGATTAACACCGCCTGTGGTAGCGCAAATAATATCTTCATCCTTTACTGTAGGTTTAGCAGGGTCGAAATTATAAAGCAAAATTCCTGCATCAAGCTGTAATTCATCAAATGTAGCCTGTGGAATTTTTGTAAATCTTCTGCCCATCTTTTATCTCCTTTCTAATACGCACACAGAAATTCCGCTTGTGCGTTAATGTATATCCTTTTAATTGTATCATCCTCATCATCGATACGCTGTGCAAACGGTGTACCGCCTGTAATATAAATATATCCACCGTCAAATTTAACAGTTTCGTATCTATCGCCCGTTATCCTTTGGGCTATTTCATCCTTTAGGGCTGTAATACCTACCCATGAATTGGATTTATACCACAAACTAGCGTGTAAACTGACCACATTCCCTAATGAATCTGTAGCCATGTTATAGGTGATATATGGATATGTTCTATCTTTTACATCGGGCACGGTTGTTTCTTCGTATGCTGTAACGCCGAAACTATTCCAAAACCCATGTAAAGCCTGCTCTTTATTCATGTTATCCCCCTTTACTCGTTTGTAGGTAACACGTATTCCTCGCAACTAACTACACGCATATCTAAAGCGGCGCTTTGTGGTGTTTTTTTATCATCACCATCAGAAGTGACTCTAAAAATTTTGTTATCTCTTTCACGCCTAAAAATATCATGGAATTGTAGATTAACGCTACGTGGGGTTGTGGCTGTGTATAGGTTTGTTACGCCTGCACTTTCCGCCACCCTTGCCTGTGTGGATGTATCAAGCGTTGTAGCGCATTTAAATTGTGCGCCGTCAACATATTGCTTGCTAAATCCGCCCATACCGTCGCTAACGGTTGCAACATCAATCATTGTGCAATTTTCCATTGCCTCATCTAATAATCCCATTATCCTATCTTCCTATATGCTTTTAGTTCATCGCCGAATACGTCACGCCATGTTAACTGCCCCTGTGAGCCATCCTTTTTAGTGCTTGCGCCCTTAGAATAGCTATAACCACCAAAACTTTCGCTTTGATATGGGCTGTTTAACGTCTTGGCGTTGTCCTGTTCCCATTGTGTAGCCTTTTCTAGCACGTTTAAAACGTCTTTAGGAACTGACATGGTAATTACTGTACCTTTAAACGTTTCATCCGTTAAATCGGTGCTTACGTGCTTGTAAATGCCATCATTAAATGTGGAGCCTTTAATCATGTAATACTGATTTTCGAGAATATCAATAGAATCTGTAACAAGCGAACCATTTGTGATTGTAAATTCGCCCTGCACTATATCTTTCTCAAAATAGTTGTGGATGTAATCACAAATTGCTTTTAATTCCATCTTTAATCCTCTTTCTTTGGCTTTCTGCCGCCCTTTTTCTTTGTCGCTGTGGGTGTTTCTGCAATATCTTCTGTAGTAACCGCATCATCGCCAAATGGAATATCATCTACTTCCTCGATAACGGCTCTACCCCTGCGGTTATCTGTACCGCATAATTCCTTAATTCTTGCAAGTGATGGCTTTAAGCCGAGGCGAGGGTATTCATCCCCCACCTCGTATTTATAATTATCATCCTGCAAGTCAGTAAACATTTCTAATACCTTGTACATACTTGCATCCTCCGATTATACGCCTGTGTTGCCACCTGCTGTATTGTTTGATGTACCAAACGAAATTGCTGAAATACCGTCAATGTATTCTGCCCAAAGTGTCATACCCATAAGGGCGTATGAATCTCCCGATGCTGTCAAGTAATCACCGTTAGCGTGGAAACCGATAAGGTTTGTTTCGCCATCTGTTGTGTAAACAAGGCCTAACTTAGCAATATCGCTATCGCTTGGGTCTACATGGTAAAGGTCGATGTTCTCTACAGGTGTAGCATATACCTTGCCACGCTCTACGTTTGGTGCTGAAAGAAGGAATACTGTTGAATATCCCATGAAATCCTTAATATACTGTAATCCAAACTGTGTCTGAACTGTGATGTTAGCGGCACCGATATACTCATATACATCGAGAACGTTAACAAATGCTACAACCTCTGTTACGGTCTTATTGATACGATTAAACTTATCAATAACCATACCTTTTGCCATAGCAAGTGCCATCTGGAATGTTTTTTCTGTGCCTGTGAGTTTTCCTGTATGTAGGAAATTGTAGAAACGTGTTAAAACGTTGTTCTGCAACTCTACAAGGAATGCATCATCTGTCTTCTGAATTGCAACTGTAGCACCATACTTAACAACATCCTCTACGGGAACTGTCTTGCGGTACTTTTCAACTGTGAGGTCTGCCTTTGCGGCCTCTGTAACTGTAATATCTGTTGCAGGGATTGGCTGACCCTTTGCAGGTGATGTAGCAAGGCCATTTGTTGCCTCTGCTGTATAAGCAACAAGTGTAGTGCCACTCTGCTTTTTAATTGTGTTCATGATACCGAGAATGTTCTTTAAAGCATCCCAATTCTGTGCGAAACGAGATACAAAATCAATTTCTCTTGCTTTTACATCTGTAAATGTGTTTGCCATTTAATTTTCCTCCTTTAGCTGAATAACTCGGGGTTGTTTTTAATTGCCTCTTGGCGCTTTGCTGTATCAGTAATCTTCATGATTTCTGCACGGCTTTCGTACTTAGTACCCGAACCGCCGCTTGGTGGTGTTTCTACACCTGCACCCTCTGTGCCTGTTGTGGTGATGAACCCTCCCCACTGTTCCTTAATGGTATCTGTTAGCTTATCCACGCCCTCTAAATTGCCGTTTTCATCCAACTTCATATCATCAAAGTTGGTAACGCCTAAAATAGATGTGATGTGTTTTTCACCAACATGGTTTTCCTTTAGCAACTTTGTGTAGGCATCCTTGATTGCCTCAACCTGTGCTTTGTGTTCTTCGGCTTTCTTGTACTCATCAAACGCCTTGTGTTCCTTTTCGTACTTTTCTTTCCACTCTGCGGCATCGCCTGTGCCATCTGCAACCTGTTTTCTAAGGTCATCGAGTTCGGATTGTACCTCTTTGAGTTCATCCGCTTTTTCCTTGTAGTTATCACGCTGTTCCTTTAGCGAGTCTACTGTGCTTGCGTGTTCCTCAATAATTGCGTCAACCTGTTCTGCGGTTAACCCCATGCCATTAAGCATTTTTCTTGTTAATCCCATTTTATAATCTCCTTTACTTCGATGGACTACTTCCCACTACGAGATTTTGGGGGCTGTACCTCGCCCCATTCCTAAATATAGTGTACTCTTATTTGTATAAAAATGCAATATATTGTATAATTAACCATTTTGCAACTCATTTTCAAAGATATTTTTAAATTCTTCGAAATGGTCTTGGATTGCAGGGCGCATAAATCCTTTACCACCGTTGGCCGCATCCATTTTGCTTGTTCCTAACTCTTGATATGGTGCATACTCAACATTCGTGCCAATGGTAACGGAATTATCACTTGTGTCTATACGGCTTGTAATACTGTTTTGTAGCCGTCCTGTGTCTTTAGGGGCATTATTGCGCACGTAGTTTTCTGCATTAGCCCCAACGGCGGTTAACGCCCGTTCAATGGCATCATCCAAACG